CCCAGCTAAGCTATTACCTTTAGCGGGTATGTTAGGCAAAGCTTTAATTGGTAGCGCTATTTCAAAAGCTACATCTCCTAACAAAAAGAGATCAGGTTTTAAAATGAAGGGTTACGGAAAAAAATATTAATTAATATGGCCTACTATCAAGAACCAAAAAGTTCGGCTGTCAAAAAGCTTCGCAAAACAACAAAAGGTAAAGGAAGACATTTTTTAACTGCTAAAGAAGGAGCGGGTATGACATCTGCTGGAAGAGCGGCATATAATAGAGAAACCGGCGGCAACCTAAAAGCTCCACAGCCAGGCGGAGGGTCAAGGCGTACATCGTATTGCGCAAGATCCAAAGGCCAAATGGAAATGCACAACATTAACTGCAGTAAAACACCAAAGAAAAGAATTTGCGCAGCAAGGCGCAGATGGAAATGCTAATATTATGAAATCAAAAGGATTAGGGGATTCAATAGAAAAATTTACAAAAGCAACTGGTATTAAAAAATTAGCCGATAAGATCCCTGGCGGCTGCGGTTGCAATAAACGAAAGGACAAGTTAAACAACATGTTCCCCTATAAAAACTAAGACAATGGCTTACAAATCAAAAGGCGGTTGCTCCCCTATAACAGCAAAAATTAAAAAGACTACTAAAGGTGGTATGGTAACTCAGCCTTTATTGGATATGGGTGCTCCTGTAAAAATGAAAGTTAGCTCCCCTGCTAAACAAACTAAAGCACAGGATTTTAGTTCACAGTATGACGCGCAGCAAAAAGCAAAGGCTGATCAAAGAACTAAAGCCATAAAGGCAAAAAAAGAAAAGGACGCGGCTAGTTATAACGAAAAACTAAATCAATATAGAAGCAACGTATTAAGTTTAGATAGCGATACTAAAAGAGCGGCAAGCAGCAAAAACCCTAAAGAAATGGACGTCTTAATGCGGGCAGCTACTAGGAAATCAAAAAATATTCAAAAATTTGAAAAGAATTTATTTGATTACGATACAAAAAAGAACCCGTCATTAACAGAAGGTTATACCGCTAAAGAATATGCTCTTGCTAAAGCTAAAGGCACTTATAAGCCTAAAGCTAAGAAAAAAGAAACAGCTTCTACCGACAAGAAAAAAGATACTGCTAAAAAGACAACAACAAAATCATCTGGGAAGAAGTACAATACCAGTATGAAAAACTTTGGTTTAAATACACAAGCTCGTAGAGATGAGTACGCAAGACGTGGATGGAAACAAGATAAAACTACAGAAGTAAAAGGCAAATCATCTACAGCCGACAAAAAGTCTAGCGCTGATAGTAAAAAAGTTACAGTATCTAACAACGTAGCAGTAGCAGATAAAGCTAAAGCTATTGATACAAAATCAACCTATACTAAAACTAATAGAAAAACCAAAGCTGGAGATAAAAAAACAGATAAGGCAAATAAAAAATTATCGCAAGCGGAAATGGCTAGAGCAGCAGGTAATGAAAAGAAAGCTTTAAGAAAAGAAAGAGCTGCTAAAAGAAAAACAGCAAAAGCTCAGAAAAAATATTCTCAATCAGCAAACGCGATTGACCCAGTATTAAATAGATTAGGATAAATGAAAAAAATCTGGCAATGGTTAACAGGCTCCGTAATTAAAGAGGTTGGTAGTGTTTTAGATAATCTTACGACAACAAAAGAAGAGAAGCTTGAAGCGCAACGTCTTATAACTGAAATTCTTGAAAAAGCTGATAAAGAGGCTCAAGAGCAAGTTACAGCGAGATGGGAAGCCGATATGGCGTCTGATAGTAAATTGTCTAAAAACATACGGCCAGCTGTTTTAATATATCTAACAGTAATATTTACTGTGTGTGCTTTTTTTGATGGCAACGTAGGTGAATTTCATATAGCGGAAGAATATATTCCAATTTTTCAAACATTATTAGTTACAGTCTATGGGGCTTATTTTGTAGGAAGGACTTGGGAAAAAGCAAAAAAAATAACAAAAAATAAATAAATAAACAATGGGACAATTTTTTAATCAACCCGATTTTATTACCACTGCAAAAGAAATACAGGCTAGCAATGTTATAGGCTCTGCCACTTTTTTAGACGGAGCATCTCTATGGGTTGGAGGGATCCCTACAGGGGGAACTGGTAATGTAAAAGTAATAATCGCCGGTACAAAATCAGGTTCAATAGCCAGCCTTAAAATAACAGGCAGAGGTTCTGGATATGTTGAAAACACTAATCCCCCTAATGTAACGTTGCTTAGGACGGATGGAACAACCCCTGAATTAAATGCAGATGTGGATATAGTTTCTGTAGATTCTAATGGAGGCGTTACAGCTATAAATATTGTAAATAGCGGGCTAGGGTTTGAAGTAGGCGATATATTACAAATTAGCGGGGGAACGGACCCAGCGACATTAGAGGTGACGGAGGTAACCACTACACCCATTCCTGCACAAGCAGTTACGTTTAAAGGTATTACTTTTGGGCAATATTTACCAGTAATGGTTGACTACGTATTAGTAGCTACAGCACCTGCATGTACAGATATAATTGCCTGTCACTAAGCAAATAGCAATAACACGTAATTAATAAGTAGTAAATAACAATTAAATAAAATTAAATTATGAGTAAAAAATTAAACAAAGAAGAGCTTGACTCTTTACAAGGAGCTGTTAACAAATTAAACAACTTGCAAATTCAAATTGGAGGGCTAGAAGCACAAAAGCACGAGGCTTTACATTTGCTAACTGAAGCAAGGGAAGAATTAGCAGAAGTTCAAAAAGGCTTAGAAGATGTTTATGGTCAAGTTACCGTAGATATACAGACAGGTGAAATCAAGCCAGAAGATGCTGATAAGAAAGATTAGTATCGGTAGAGATTATAAAAATGACGCCATGCACTACTCTGTTGGACAGGAAGTGTATGGTGGTCATGTTATATCTAATATATTAGAAGAGGAAGAAAAGTACTCTATATATATATCAAAAAATGAGGAGTTGATACCTTGGAAAGATTTTAACAAAAATATGGCTATTGCCATAGAATACGATTTACAGTATTGATGAGAGCGTTGTACGATTTTATTATAAGACCAGTGGGTGGCAGATATTTGAATGACAAACAAATTACTAATATTGATGACGAAAAATCAAATCTTGTATTAAACACTGAATTACACAATCATAATTATTCAAATAGAATAGCTGAAGTTTTGGCTGTGCCATCGGAAATTGAAACTAATATAAAGGTTGGGGATCAAGTTGTGGTACATCATAATGTTTTTAGGCGTTTTAAAGACATAAGGGGAGACGAAAAAAACAGTAGATCATATTATAAAGAAGACATATTTTTTGCTAGTATGGATCAAATTTACGCATATTCAAAATCTTGTAAATGTGGATGGAATGCTTGTGAAGGTCTGTTAATTTTGAAAAACCCAATATAGGTATTATTTATTCGGTAGATCCATTGCTCGAGCAAATATATCCAAGAGACTTAGTTGGATTTAAACCAGGAGCGGAATACGAATTTTTTATAAGTGGGCATCGAGTTTACAGAGTACCTACCAATTCAATTACAATTAAATATGAATATCAAGGAGACGAAGAAGAGTATAATCCAAGCTGGGCAAAAAGCAGTTGAGGAATTAATTAAAGTTGCCAAAGAAGCCATTGTAGATTCGGATGATGATATTAGTGCAGATAGACTTAAAAATGCGGCTGCCACAAAAAAGCTAGCAATATTTGATGCTTTTGAAATATTAAACAGAATACAGGAAGAAGATAATTTGTTGAATGACAAGCCTAAAGAGGAACAAAAAAAACAAGTTTTTAAAGGGTTTGCAGAAAAAAGATCTAAATAATGTACGAGCAGTCATTATATAAAGTTATAACACCTATAAGATCTAATACTATAACTAGACTAAATAAGTCTAAGAAATGGAAGTATGGCTATAATAAAGAGCACGATGTTGTAGTTATAAGTAAGACGGGACAAATTGGAGAGATATATAATATACAGGGTTTAAAAATAGCTCTGCCAAAAGCGCCCAGTAAATTAAATAAAGAAAATAATAAATGGGTTGCTGAAGAATATCCAAAAGAATTAAAGCAAATACAAAGTATATTTGATTGGAGAGAATATCCTGAGCAATTCAAAGAAAAATGGGAACCCTATATAGATGAACAATTTAAAAGAAGAGACGAAGGCCATTGGTTCTATAATAAGAGTTTGGCTACTTACATTACTGGTACTCATTTTATGTACCTGCAGCACTCCAAGATTGACGTTGGGAAGCCAGACTTTAGGGAAGCAAACAGATTATTCTTTATATTCTGGGAGGCTTGCAAAGCAGACTCACGATCTTACGGAATGTGCTATCTTAAAAACCGTCGTTCAGGATTTTCATTTATGTCTTCAGCAGAGACCGTTAATTTGGCGACAATTACTTCAGATGCACGGTACGGTATCTTGTCTAAGTCTGGAGCCGATGCTAAGAAAATGTTCACAGATAAGGTCGTCCCTATATCCGTCAACTACCCGTTCTTCTTCAAACCCATCCAGGACGGTATGGACAGGCCCAAGACCGAACTTGCCTATAGAATACCAGCCAGTAGACTCACTAGAAAATCGATTCAAAATAAAAAGGACCAGGAATTACTCGAGGGATTGGACACCACAATCGACTGGAAAAACACAGGTGATAACTCCTACGATGGGGAGAAGCTTAAACTCCTCGTCCATGATGAATCGGGGAAATGGGAAAGGCCCGACAACATCCTCAACAACTGGAGGGTTACGAAAACAACGCTAAGGTTAGGTAGTAGAATTATCGGTAAGTGTATGATGGGTTCAACATCAAATGCTTTAGATAAAGGAGGAGATAACTTTAAAAAACTATATAATGATTCTGATGTTACCAAACGAAATCGAAATGGACAAACTAAGTCAGGATTATATTCTTTGTTCATTCCTATGGAATGGAATTACGAAGGATTCATTGATTCTTATGGCATGCCTGTCTTCGACACCCCACAGGAAGATTGTGTTGGACCTCATGGAGAAGAAATTGATGTAGGTGTTATAGAGCACTGGGATAATGAAGTTGAAGGATTAAAGGGGGATCAAGATGCCTTAAATGAATTTTATAGGCAATTTCCAAGAACGGAAGAACACGCTTTTAGAGATGAAACAAAAAATAGTATATTTAATTTAGTAAAAATATACGAACAAATAGATTATAACGAAGATTTAGGTAATACAAATGTTTTAACACCTGGTAATTTTCAATGGGCAAACGGCATAAAAGACACTAAAGTTATATTTACACCAAACCCAAGCGGAAGATTTAAAGTATCATGGGTCCCCGGTTTAGCTTTGCAAAATAGGCAAATAGTTAAAAAAGGATTAAAAAGTCCCGGTAATGAACATATGGGGGCATTTGGATGTGACTCATATGATATATCAGGAACAACAGATGGTAGAGGATCTAAAGGAGCGCTTCACGGACTTACTAAGTTTAGCATGGAAGATGCTCCGGCTAATACATTTTTTTTAGAATATATAGCAAGGCCACAAACCGCTGAAATGTTTTTTGAAGATGTCTTAATGGCTTGTGTATTTTATGGAATGCCGTTATTAGCAGAAAATAATAAACCAAGACTTTTATATTATTTTAAAAGAAGAGGATATAGAGGCTACTCAATGAATAGACCGGATAGACTATGGAATAAATTATCTGTAGCAGAAAGAGAAATAGGCGGTATGCCTAACTCTAGCGAGGATATAAAACAGGCACACGCCGCGGCTATAGAGTCGTATATAGACAAGCATGTAGGATTGCTAGAAGATGGGTCGTATGGTACAATGTATTTTAATACCACCCTAAATGAATGGTCAAGGTTTGACATAAATAAAAGAACCAAGTTTGATGCAGCTATAAGCTCAGGATTAGCTATAATGGCTTGCAATAGACACTTATACCATCCAAGACCCCCAGTTCAAAAGAACAAAATAAATTTAAAAATAGCTAAATACACCAATTCGGGTGGTTTATCAAAATTAATAGAAAAATAAAAATATGGCTGAGTCAGTTATAACAAGTTATTTTCCGAGCCAAATAGCGAGTGATCAAGAAAAAATGTCTTTAAAATATGGGACAACAATTGGTAGAGCTATAGAGAACGAATGGTTTAGTAGCGACAACGGTATTGGTAGATTTAAAAGTAATCAAAATACATTTCACAATTTAAGGTTATACGCAAGGGGAGAACAAGGTATACAGAAATATAAAGATGAATTATCTATAAATGGTGATTTAAGTTATTTAAACTTAGATTGGAAGCCAGTACCTATTATACCAAAGTTTGTAGATATAGTCGTTAATGGAATATCAGATAGGCAATTTGACATTAAGGCATATTCACAAGATCCTTACGGGGTGGAAAAGCGAACAAAATATATGGAGTCTTTAATAAGAGACATGCAAACTAAGGAGCTTAACGAATTTGCTGTTGAGAACTTTGGAATTAACTTGTTCGAAAATAACCCTGACACATTACCTAAAAATAAAGAAGAATTAGATTTGCATATGCAATTATCTTACAAGCAGCAAGTAGAGTTAGCTGAAGAGCAAGCTTTAAATGTTTTGTTAGAAGGTAATAAATACGATTTAATAAAAAGAAGATGCAATTATGATTTAACAACTATAGGTATTGGTGCAGTTAAAAATACATTTAGCAAAGCCGAAGGAGCTGTTGTTGAATATGTTGACCCTGTAAATTTGGTTTGGTCTTATACTGATTCACCTTATTTTGATGATATATATTATGTTGGAGAGGTAAAATCTGTTCACATTAATGAATTAAAAAAGCAATTTCCTTGGTTAACAAATGACGACTTGCAAGAAATATCTAGCCAGTCTTATAAAAATAACGGCTTTTACGACAGAACGTTAACAAATTACAACGAAGACGATTCTAATACCGTACAAATATTATACTTTAATTATAAAACTTTTGCAAATGAAGTTTATAAAGTAAAAGAAACAGCAACCGGGGCAGTTAAAATAATACCTAAAGACGATCAATTTAATCCACCGGAAGAAATTATGGCTGAGTATGGTATAGCTAAACTGTCTCAATCATTAGAGGTTTTATATGAAGGAGTAAAGGTATTAGGAGGTAGAATGCTTAAATGGGAACTAGCAACTAATATGATACGACCAAAGAGCGATTATACTAAGGTTAAAATGAATTATAGTATAGTAGCTCCAAGAATGTATAAAGGTCGAATAGAGAGCATCGTATCGCGTATAACGGGGTTTGCGGATATGATTCAACTAACACATTTGAAACTTCAACAGGTAATGTCTCGAATGGTGCCAGACGGAGTGTATTTAGATGCAGACGGTTTAGCAGAAGTTGATTTAGGTAACGGAACAAACTATAATCCCCAAGAGGCATTAAATATGTTTTTCCAAACAGGTTCTGTTATTGGTAGATCATTTACTCAAGAGGGTGATATGAATCCTGGTAAAGTTCCTATTCAGGAAATACAAACCGGAGCAGGTGGCGCTAAATTACAGAGTTTAATAGCTAATTATAATTATTATATGCAGATGATCCGCGACGTGACCGGATTAAATGAAGCAAGAGACGGCAGCACTCCAGATTCTAGAGCTCTTGTTGGAGTACAAAAATTAGCGGCAGCAAATTCTAACGTAGCCACGAGACATATATTAGATGGAAGTCTATTTTTAACAGCCGACCTATGCGAAGGGCTATCATTAAGAATATCTGATATATTAGAATACTCACCTACTAAAGAAGCTTTTATACATAAAATAGGAAACCAGAATGTAGCTGTATTAGAGGAGATGGGGGATTTATATTTATATGATTTTGGTATATTTATAGAGCTACAACCGGATGATGAAGAAAAAGCTGTACTAGAAAATAATATACAATCTGCCGTAGCAGGTGGTCTTATAGATCTTTCTGATGCTATAGATTTAAGAGAAATTAAAAATTTAAAACTAGCAAATCAGTTATTAAAATTAAGACAAACAGCTAAGAGGAATAGAGATCAACAAATACAGCAAGAAAATATACAAGCTCAAGCTAATGCTAATGCGCAAGCTCAGCAAGTTGCCGCCCAGGCAGAAGTTCAAAAAAATGAAGCGATTACTGCACAAAAAATACAGTTAGAGCAAGCGAAAGCACAAATCGATCATCAAAAACTAATGCAAGAAGCAG